TTACAATTGAAATACTGTCCGTTACATCTGTAATCTTGCTTTCAATTACATATTCGTTGTTAACACTAATAACCACAGTATCACCAACATGCGGTTTGTTAGAATTAGAAATGTAATCGGTAAGTTTTTTCATTAATCTTCAAACTTATTAAACAGTTTACGACTACCCATTGTAGCAAACGGCTGTTCGTAAATCGACATTACCACAGCTTGGTTATCATATTTTGCTCTTAATTGTTCAGCAAAGTGCTGAGCTTGTTTTTGTACATCTTTGTCATCTTTAGCATACATGTACATTTCAATAGCAACAACGTAACGTGTATCGTCTGTTGCTTCAGTAATGCTTTCGTCGAGCATGGAAACAGCTTTCTTTAAAGCAGGGGAATAATCTCCTTTGCGAATGTCATCTAACCATTCGTCATATGTCATGCCATAATCGTTTTCTTTATAGACGCGAACCAAATATGCTTGTGCTTCTCGTTTACTTCCAAAACCTTCGCGTATAGTGTCAAGAGATTCTAAAATTTTATAGATGGAATCCATAATTACACCTTTTTGTATAAGTCCCAAAGACCGCGCATTAAGTTTTCTTCGTTAACGGCCATTGGATTATCACCCGGATATTCTTTCTTAAACTGTTGCTTTTGACGATTTAGACCGCCTGCGGACTTGTTAACCATGTAGTCTACAGACATAGTTTTTTCGTCTGGCTCGTTAGCATACTCTTCTTCTACTTGTTCACCGCACGGGGTCGCTGCTACTAATTGTGCTTCGCGATCCTTGTATGGTAATCCTGCTGCCTTAAGAATAGCAACTAATGTGTGCGCATCTTCATCTGTAGCGTTTACATTTACTGTATCCGGAGCATCTGTGCCAGCAGTTGTAGTAACTGTCATTGACTCATTAAGAGCGTTATTAAATTTATCTTCATATTCATTCATGGTACTTTCCTTAGGTTTTTCCATGCTTAGTACATTATAGTTTGCATATAGTGCATTACGTGCAGCACGTAAGCCTTCTGCTGTTTTATCAAAAGACTGTACTACTTCGCCGTCGGCGTTTTTTAAATGGTGTCCTTTGAAATCTGAAAATACCGTTGCAGCACCTTCATTAACATCACTTTTAGTAATTTTATCAATTAGCTTTCTTAGTAAATTATCAACACTTTCGTTTGCATCTGCTTCCTGAACAACATCATCAATTAATGACATTATATATTCATCGCCGTGAATTCGAAATGCCTGAGGAATTCTAATATACGCTTCGTCAGCTAACTTTCTCGCTAAATCACTGTCTTTGTCTTCAGTAATTTTTGACTCATCAAAACGATCGAACTCTTGTGGCGAGGGCATCATTTTTACTAACTTTTCAAATAAATCCGGTAAAGAGTTATCGTCGGGGAACTTATAAAGCCGGGTATTGCCACTAGTACTATCTGCCGGTCCTTCAATTTCAATGTATCCTGTTTTGTCTGCTGTAGGGAACCAATCGGCCGCTATTTCAACGGTTTTTTCAAACATCGGAGTAACAACAAACGGCGAATAGGTAAGAACCCAATTTCGATGTTTCTTTAACGCATAATTTAAAATATAAATAGCTGCTGGAATATATGGAACATAATAATATGCCTTCAACAATTTACTACTAAAAATTGGAAGTTCTTTTGGGTATTCTGACAGATCGTATCCAGCCGGAGAAATGTTCTTATCGGTTTGTACCAGTTGGTCGTCATCACCCATATGATACGCATGTTGTTTTTTTCGAAGTTCAACGCAATTTTCATCATCAGGATCACATCCGAGTGCTTCTGCTTCTTGGCGGCGCCGAGCTGTTGGATCAACAATCCCGCGGCTTAGAACTTTTTCAGCTTGCTTTTCGCCTGTTCCGTATTCAGATTTTTTAGATTTCGTTAAACGATTGTACCATTCTTTAGCCCTATCTGACCACTCAGTTGGGCCTTCGGTCATCGTTGCTCTATTAAAATTTTCTATAATTTTATATAAATCATCCATTTTCTATTAATTTCCTACCGGGCTTTTTGATTTATCTTCTGTATCGGTATTAAATGTTGCCTTTGGAGTTTTCCCGCCAGCAATTTCATACTCGCGAGTTTCCATATCTTTAACTACATTTTGGAAACTATTGCCATATGCGTCCGACGCATCTTTTTGTTCTTTATTTTGTTCAGGAAGTGCTTGATTGTCTAATAAAGCGCCGTCATGCTCTTTAGCAGCATCTTCGGCATCAACTGAATCTAAGAAACGCTTATCTAACATCTTCAAACGGTCAACATCACAGCCTTTTGATGCTGCTAACTCCATAACTTGATGAATAGATGCTGGATATTCTAATACCACATCCATTGAACTTACAGATTCATTTTCAAAATTTGGAAAATCATATGGACATTTCATAACTGGCGTAGTTTTAATGCTACCGTATGACTGTGGGTTAAACTTAGCAAGGATGTTCTTTAAAATTTCTTGCTTTTCTTTTGTAAAGTCACCGACATACTTAATACGGTATTCATATGATTTTTTTGATTCTGTTAAAAATTCTGTTAGCGAGCGCATTCTCAAACTCCTGATTTAAGTATATTTATACGTCTTTGTTTTTATTTGGATTCAACAATCTATCTAACATTTCATTGCGATCCAATACATGACCGGTGCCAGTTGCGGCATCTTCATCTCCGCGATCTTGATCCAGTTTTTGTTTCTTTAATTGTAGATCAATCATTTTAAGTTTTTTGTTCATTTTAGCAGTCTTGGCTGTAATAGCATGTCCAAGCATTGTCGCTGCTACCGAAAATATTTCCGACGAGAAACGTGCTTCTACATTCATACCTAAATCTACTAGGTCCTGATATGTTTTAGTAGCCATTTCAGCAAGACCATCCATTTCTTTATCGGATGCCTCTAACCCTTTGACAGCAGGCAGAGCAGCGTCAATTTTTTCAAGATTGCTTAACCCTTCGTATGTTTGCGGCACATTAAATGTTTCTTCTGTATCTTGTTCAACAATACTTTCTGAATCAGAATCATCAGAGGTAGGTAAATCAAATAAGGCTTCTAATTTTTTAGTCATATAGATATTTAGCGGTGGAAGATTTGGTCTTCAGTAATTACACGGAAGATTAGTCCTTGGCGTTTGCACCAATGCTGGGCTGCTTCCCATTTAGCGTAATTGACTGCTACCGTAGCACGTTGCTGTGCGTTTTGCTTTTCAGTTAGCATTGACTGACCTTTAGGTTTAATCTCTACAACTTCTGCCACCTGTTTGTTGTTTTTAGTTCTATAAACAACGAAGAAATCAGGAACGTATATAGTTTGTTTGCCTGTTAGCGGGTGCCTATATGGGATAGAAATGCTTTCACTTGCCCATTGTAGAATATGTTCATTATTATCACAAAAGTTCATAAACGCAAGTTCCCACGAACTACGATATCTAGGTTTTCCTTTACCTACATATTTGTTAGCATTGCGGACTTCATAAACGCCTTGTGAAAACTTTGGCTTACGGGGCATGTTAAATTACCACGTTTCTTGCTGCATAATAATTTGGTGTAATTATTTGCCCTACCCCTAATAGCGTTGCATTAGATCTTAAATTATTAATATAATAAGACATTGTTGAGCTAAGTTGTAAGGCATTTTGTCCTTCTAATTGTTCTAAATACGATACCACCGGAACATCGGCATCATACGCAATCTGCAACAGGGCGGCTGTAAATTCCTTTGCAGATTCGTCACTATTCAAATATTTTTTAAAAAATGATAGAACAACATCATACTCGTTAGCGCCAATGGTTAACGTTCTTTCATAAAACTTATCAATGATCTTCACTGATTGATCTGTTCGTTTAATATTAATACTTGACATTAGGTATGTTACCGTTGTGATTTATTTATAGTTGACCCATTACTTGATATGTCGGCTAAATTATTGTCTGTGTTTAAGCTCGGGTCAGTTGTAACATTATTCGGGTTAATCCAAGGTCTAGCTGTTGTAACAGTTGAAGTGACTGTTGGGTTATTAGTATTTACAGCAGGAGCGCCAGTATTTGGATTATTCCAGTTTGTAGCACTGGAATACCCGTTATTGCTTGTACTTGTTAAAGATTTTGGTGGTACCGTTGATGTTGTTCTATCATCTTTCTGAAAGATTAGATTAGAAATACTATTTTGCACTGTGCGATTAGATAAAACGCCGGCGCCGACATTTACCAACTGTCCAACTCCTTCATCGGCTAGCATATCGCCCAATGGAGCATCTTTAAATGTACGGTACGAAGTACCTGCTGTCAACGCAGCACCCAGGAAGTTGCCTTCTTCTAAATCTTGTGCGATACTTGCTCCAGCATCTAATAAACCACCGGCGCCAAAAATAGTTGATCTTCCTCCAGCTTTTGACAAAGAACTTTGTGTTTCGTCGTATCCAAAAACACCAAATCCTTCTACTTCACTAGAACCAGGATTACCAACTGTTCCTCTGTTATATTTTACTGTTTCATATTTTAGTGTCACACGATGTTCCATCATGCCACCTATATCGTTATATGCAAACTGATCGTGTTCCCAATTAGTAATAATAGGATTTATTAATATATACTCAACAAAGTTTCCTCTATTAAGACCATAAACTTTAATATCTTTGAAAAAGTTTGGTTTATATCCTCCACTAGCACTAGTTCCGTTAAAACCCCAGTTATTAATAGATTTAATATGATCGTAAATATCTCGTTTATTAAAATCAAACGGTCCTTCGTCGTTGCCGGTACTTAATCCGTTGTATTGATGTCTTGCATCTGAGTAGTAGTATGTAAAATAATTGTACCACATACTGCGAATTAAATCACTCCCGTCATCGTGGAACGTGATACTCACCGGATCGTACTTTATCTTTTTTTGTATATAACGTGTTCGATTATATTGATTTAATTCGTCAACATCGATATTAAATTTTGGTAATCCAACTGATTTAACCATCATTCCTATTTGACTTAACTCTGTAGCTGAGCCCATTGCTTTTTTAAGCCCAGGAATCTCCTGATTCAGAGTAAAGTAAACATGGAATAGATATTTGGTTTGCGGTGCAAGAGCGTAGCCATCATCAAGAAAGGTCCTTGACCCGTGCCTGTAATCTTGAACATCGGCGCTACCAAATAGATTGTCAACAAATCCTTTGGTAGCACCATTTAAAATGCTACTTAACTTGCTACCGAAACCCATAATTTTTAACCGGTTACGATATCACCAATACTACGTGCTACAGTTGCACCAACACCAGTGTCAAGAGGTGTTTGCACAGCATTATCAAATCGAATAGTCATGCCAATTGTTACAGGAGCACTTTCGCTATATGCTAATTGTTGATAATTAGCTTCCTTCAAATAACAACCATACAATTCCCAAGTTTCTAGTACTGTTGGTTCATTTGCACCATTGCCACCATCTAAGATTTCGCAACGTGTAATAAATTTATAATCGATGCCACTGGCAGCAGAGCTCATTTCCATAAAGTCAAATTGCTTCTGTAATTGTTCGCCTATTAATCTTGAAACATTGCCTGAAGCGTCGTCGCGAATGTTAACTGTTGTATCGCTCCATGTATGCTTACCTGCTAATCTAACCATTGAGTTATAGATATGAATATCCATATCAGCAAAGCTAACTTGCGGGCGGTTAAAATCAATTACCTGCTTTGTTAACTCTGTACGAGGTGTACTAACACCAAAGTTTTCGAAAGTTACTCGAAAACGATACTTTAATTTTGGCATTAATAAGCCCTGGGTTGAGCTTGATTGATCAGCTGCCAAAGGTACTGTCATTCTAGTTAATGATGAAACCGACATATTTGTTTCTCCTTAGTTTATTAATATTTATCTTTCTTTCAGAGACAAAAAAAAGGGGCCGAAGCCCCTTTTAAGTTATAATAAGTTAACTCATTATTATAAGCCTGCTGCAATATCCCCAGTGTTCTTAATACGAACTGGAATATAAATGAATTCAACAGCTTTCACAGGTTCAATTGCAATATCCACATATAGTTCTGAACGATCAATACGTGCTGGTGTATTGTTGCTTTCGTCGCATACTACTAGGTAATCGTAAATACCACGTTTAGCAACTAAATCGTTCATTAATCCTTCAACTGCATTCTTAACTTCGTCGCGTGTTAATTTATCATTTGGTTCAAACATAAATCCTTTAGCGATCGATTCAACCTGATCACGTAAAAATGCAACTAGTCGTGCTACGTTAATACGATCTAATGCACTACCTGTCTTAGTAGTCTTATTGCCGTAATTAACTAATCCAGTACCCGGAATAAACGTTAATGGATTAACATTATTTTGATATAATGTATCACGAATTGAATTACGGTTGGCAATCTGAACATATTCGCCTGATTGTGCATCAACATATCCTAATGAGCTAACATTGTCAATATTACCGCGACGTGTACCGGCCGGTGCTAGCCATGGATATCCAATTTCATCGTTACGAATAATTGTACGCAACATCATATGACTTGGAGGAACAACTACTGTATTTCCACTTAAATCATTAGTTTGCCCTGATGGATAGAATACGCCTAAGTAATAATCGTTACTTGCTAATCCATCACCTGTTGATAAACCTTCGCCATTGTTGTTAGTAGCCCAATTAATTAGATCGGTGCCGCTGTCGGCTAAACGTAAAGGTGTATCACCTACAACAAATGCTGTATTATTACGATCATTATTTAATGCAACCATGTTCGGAATCAACTCTGGATATCCTGGAGCCGAAATTAAGTTAAACACACGTTGCTCTTCGCGAATTTCTGTATTAGCATCAATTCCAGTTTGCATTGCGTTAACAATCATTTGACGTTGAGCTTGACGTCCCATGTAAGGACTGCCGTCATTCTTATTTCCTGATGCAGTTACCCAGCAATTCTTTTCAGTTGGCAATGTACCCGAAAAGTCAGATGCATTAAAGTAATTTAATCTAAATTCTTTAACTGTGTAACCGCTGCGACGAGTATTAAACAACAATGTACCTGCTGGATATAATGTATCATCAGGTGCATCTAAGTCTAAATAGTTGCTAGCTAACAGATCTTCGATAGATGGCATATCGTCGGTAATTGGATCAACTGAACCGCCTGTGCCCCAACGTGCATCTGCAAAAATTATACCATTTTCGGTTGTTTGATCTGAAGTATCAATCGATACCCATTGGTCAACACCGTCAACTGACTGCCAACGCTTAACCATTGGATAATTTTCTAAGTCTGAAGTATCAATCCATAAATCACCGTATACAAGTGCCGTACCATCGCTTTGGGTAGTTGGAGCACTTGCACTGACTCGTGGACCGCTTGGGTCAGTTGTTGTTAAGTCATAACCGCGAACATCATTATTTACATTACGATATCCTTTCCAACCGTTACCATCATGGATCATAATATCAACTTGGTTAATCGAACTATGGTACCAATAAGTGCCATTTGCTGGATCTTGTCCTGGTTGTGTGTTACTAGCAGAGTATCTAGTATCATCTGGATTAGTTAAATCAACCCAGTTACTAACAATAATACCGTTAGCTAGTCCATCTTCCATTCTTTCACGGATACCGTCAACAGATGTAACTAAGCCAGCGTCAGTTACTGGAGTGCCACTGATATCAATTAAATGAATCACGCCACCTCTAGTGTGCGAAAGCTGAATTGCGCCAGTTGATAAAACTGTTGCTGAAACATAGTTTACATTAGCTGCTAACAAATCAGCAACAAAATCTTCTGCAGTTGTGCCTGATAAAGTAACAGTCACCGGTGAAGTCATTGATGCCGAACCCGGAGAGCTTGCACTAATTGTAAATGTTTCGCTAGCTGTGAATGTTGGCGAAGTGGTATTACCAGTAACAACTGTCTGACCGCTTGCTAATCTTTTATACAATTTAAATGTTGCGGTGTTATTTTCGTTAACATCATATCTAGCGTATAAGCTATCTTGTGCAATTGAACTACCGCCATTTGATGGATCTAAGTAGTAATTAGCACTTGCATCAGTTAGGTACATAGGGCAATTAACTGCGCTAAATGCACCTGTTGCTGCACTATACTGTTTAACTACTAAGTTTGCACCAAGATTTACATTTGAAATCTTATGCCATACACTACCACTTGGTCTAGGAACAGTATCAGTACTTCTCCAGCGTGGAATTACTGTATGCGTAGTTTGTTGTACAATTGGTGCATAATAAGTGCCGGCAGTAATACCAACATCGTCTAAGATTGTACCCGATGGGTTAGCAATAATAACGCTTGCATCCTCTGAGCTATTATCGTCGCCAGCGCCAGATTCAACATAAATCTGCAAACGCCCGTTAACTACACCAGCAGTAACTCCTGTAATTGCTGAGGTATTGATATTAGCAGCCAATGATTCAACTGTTGAACTTGTAGGTGAAACAACAGTTCCGTTAATTTCAAACTGGTGTATCGGATTTAATGTAGGGTTTGTTTCAGTTCCTTCAACTGTTGCCCAACTTGCTTTCCAGTCATCAGAACCAACTAGTACCCAATTATTATTCTTATTTTTATAGTAAATAGGATTACTAGCATTTGTAGCAATAATTGCATAAGAACCAATATTGCCTAAACTTGCTTTAGGTAGTCCTGAATCTAAATCATTTGAACTTGTGATTACAATTGGTGTAACATTTACAAATGAATTAATTGCTGCATTCCATTCAAATACGCCCCAAGTAGATTCAGCTGTATCTAACCACCAGCTACCATCGTCGGGACTTCCAGTTGGACGTGTAACGCTTGCGGCTAATTCTGCTAAGTCTATGTCAACACGCTGTACGTAAGCACGGTTACTTACTCCTAACACCGAATATGCTGCTAGTAGACCATACTCGTTAAGTTCATAACCATTAATTGGTGTTCCATTAGTAGTATTATAAAAGAACGGATTACCAAAAGTATTAACTAGCTCTCGTTGGCTAGAAATTAGATAAATTTTATTAGCGTTAGAAGCAAGTGTGCCTGCGGCTACGCCTGTTCCTGAAGCGGTAACCTTATTTCGTGCTGTTGCAATCAAAATATAAGGTACACTATTGGTCAGCGAAGAACGGTAGTTGCTTTCATCAACAATTGATACTTCAACGCCTGGTGAAACTAGTGCCATATTGATTTCCTCGTTAATATGTTGTTATATCTATTTATTAGTTTCACTATAAATCAGCGGTTTATCTGACCTTGGCCAAGGCCTTATTATAAATAAATGTATGGAAAGACCGCTATGTTCTGTGTGCGAAAAACAACCTAGAGCCGTAAATTATGTCAAAAATGGTATAACTTACTACCGTTCTCGCTGTAATCAATGTAACGGAATGGACAGAAGAAAAAAACCGTTTGTTCCACGCTGGAAACAGAAGGGTTATAAGCAAAAAACTACATGCGATAGGTGCGGATTCCGAGCAAAATATCCATCACAAATAGTTGTGTTTCATGTCAATGGAAATTTAGACGATGCTACAATCACAAATCTGCGCAGCATTTGTCTGAATTGTGTTGTTGAGATAGACAAGGATGATTCACCTTGGAAGCAAGGCGATCTTATGCGAGACTTTTAATGTTTAACTTATTAAGTGTACGTTGTAGTAATCCAATTTGTAAAATAACATCTTCAAAAGCGTGGTGACTATTGCCCAACTTTTCACGGTCTGGGCTCATTTTGTATACCGTGCGAGCGTCCATTACTTTGTAATACTGCCAGGGAATTGGCATACCATAACTCTTAAATGCGTGTTCAATAATAGTCATGTCAAACGCAATACCGTTAGCCCAAATGCGTTCTGCGTGCCACATTAGCCCTTTAAGTTCTTCTAATGCGTCTTTTAACGGCACACGATCCTCTTCGCCAAATGCTTCTTCCTGTGCTAATTCACCTTGTTGTGCCCACCATTGAATAGTTAAATCTTCGATAACACGGTCAGGCTGGGACTCTGTATCAATACGACGATACATTGCGTGTTTATCGTAAATGGTATCAGAAAAAGGATCAAACGCACACGCCGCAATGTTTAGAATTACAGCGGCAGGGTCAGAGCCTAACGTTTCTAGGTCGATCATCAAGTCCATAATAGTATTATAGTAGAGTGTTGAGTAGTTGTCAACCTTTACGTGCTTTATTCAAAGCACGTATCAGTCTGCTTGCTGTGTTAATACGTTTAGAACGCTCGCTTCTGCGGGCTTGTTGTTTGTAGGTTTGCGCTCTTGTGCGCTTCATTTTTTCACGCTTGGCTACATCAATCGGCTTGTCGCAATCTGTAACAGATGGAACAATACGTCCTTTACGCTTACCAGAAGTACAACGCCATTTTAGTTTTGCTTTGCCACCTCGAGTTGTAGTTTTAGAACGACTCCAAACCATTTCGTGTTCTGGAATAAACTCGCTTGCTCGCATTAGCCAATGACCCAGGTAATTGGCTGCGAACCATCTACATAATTGCGCAAGTCATCAAGCAATGCTTGCTTTTCGGCCATGCCTTCTTGCTTCATTTGCGAACCATTTAGTGCTGAACCACCTTGTGGACCAGCAATGCTTGCAAACTTTTCACGTGCTTGACCAATAATAACTTTAGCAGAAGCAGTAGTGAAGTCTTTAATCCACTGCGAAGTTTGATAGTCCTGTAGTAATGTCACTTCAGGCTTGGCATTAAATACCCATAACAGAATTTCTTCGCCTGTGCCTTTTGGATCACGCACAACACGAAGTTCTTTTGTTACAGGGTTAAACGTGTAGTTCATAAACCCACCAAACATACGCATCGCAAGTTCAACATACTGCGAGTACATTTCAAATGTAGCTAAACCACCTGCGTAAGTGTAGTTTAAAAGGTAGACGTTGAGAGTAGCCTGAGAAAATGGGTCAAAGCTACTACTATAAGGGCCAGTAGCGTCCCCCAGAGTACGTCTGAAAATTTGACGGACATGTGTTACCTCTTGTGGTAGTGTATAAGTATCCTGTCCTTCCTGGAGTGTTAAAAACGCATAGCTCTCTTCCGTGCTAGCCTGCGAACGTTGTCTAAAAATACCAAGTGCTTCTTGATATGCTATCTCATAGTGTTCTGGATCGAGCTCAATGTCAATAATGCCATCGCCTAATCTTAGTCCTACATACTTAAAGAGATCTTGTTTTAGAGTGTCTAAACTTGCAGCCATATACCTTTCCGTCCTTATACACTATTTAGTGTACTCGGAGGATGACCAGGTTCTCATTGAACCGTCCATTTAATTTGGCTTCTACTGCTTTAATATCTTTAAAGAACTTACGGCTGTTAGGTTTACTTGCTTTTGTAAGTTCTTTAATCTGCTCATCTGGTTTACGAAGCGTCTTCATAACGCTCTGTGTTGGGTCATAACCAATGACAGCATTGTTCTTCACGTATAACCCGCCTGAGTGCTGGTCTGCTACATAGTATTGTAGCTTGCGATTCTTAGTGTTGTACACAAACATTTCTTTAGCACCAAGGATCTTTACTGGCTTCTCTGACTTGATATCGCCAAATTCCTTCTGGTATTTGAGTTTTGCTACTACTTTCTCAGGTGGAACTGGCTTTTTACGTCGCGGAGTCTTGGCAACCTTCTTAAACTGTACATAACTCAATGCATCAGCGATTACTTGCTCAGCAAACTTTACAAGGTTGCGCAGTTCAATCTTACCGTAATTAGCATAGTACTCAGCAACTTCTTCGTCGCCGTCGTGTGCTGCGCGGAATTCAGCGAGCTTTGCTTCCCATACATCAGTGATTACTGAAATATGCTGCGGCAGGATGTTAGCAACTTTTAGTACATCAATAGGATTTTCACCCTTAACCGGCTTACATCCGTTGAGAATAAAGTTATCCAGTAGCCCTTCTAGCTCACCCGCTGCTTCATTTGCCTTCTCGAGCATACGTTCCTGAATAGTAGGACCCTTGGGTTTTGCTTCTTCCTCTGCTTCTTCTACTTCCGGAGCATCGTTTACGTGACGCTCTACTTCAAAATTGATGCGCTCAATTTCATTTTCGTTAAGCTCTAGCCCTTGGTTGCTCATACGACACAACCAGCCCACTGTATTAGTGAGCTTCGCATCTGCGGTGCCTTTGATCACTTTATAAGCGTCGGTTTTACCTTGTTCTTTAAAGTAATCCAGCATCATCTGCTTGGCTTGTTTGCTATCACAAGTATAGTTGTACCAGTTCATAGCAGTAACTAATGCTGATGTGCGACTTTCTTCAGCAGGCTGTTCTGCCCAAGTAGGCTCTTGTCCTACATATTTGGCTTCTG